AAAGAATCGATCGTCATGACTGTGAAGGCTGCATTGCGCCACTGGTCAGAAGTTCAAGACTTGGAAAACCGAATCTTCCGTGTTGCACGTTACTCGATTAAGTTTGGTGACTGCTTCTTCCGCAAGTTCAGTGACCATAAGAAATGGATGTTCATTGAGCCAAGCGAATGTATCGGTATCGAGCTAGATCAAAGTGGCAACATCGTTGCTTACCACCTACGCAAGAATGATAACAAGAAGGGTTCGTACAACGAAGTCGATGTGATCCCTAAAGAAGGTATGGTCCACTTTACTTTGTCAGATGACATGGGTGAATCAGCACCATTCGGTGAATCAGTTCTACAGTGCGTGACCAAAGCGTTCAAACAGCTTGGTTTGCTAGAAGACTCGGTGATCATCTATCGTGTTGTTCGTGCACCTGAACGTCGTGTTTTCTACATCGATACAGGTAACATGCCAGCCCACAAGGTCAAGCAATACCTTGAGTCTGTGAAGAACGAAGTTCGTCAGAAGCGTATCCCTAACAATCAAGATGGCCAAGACTCAGTTGATTCAGTGTACAACCCAATTTCAGCTGCTGAAGATTACTTCTTCTCAACATCAGCAAATGGTCGTGGTTCACGTGTTGAGACCCTACCAGGTGGTGAACAGCTAGGCGAGATTACTGACTTGAACTACTTCCAAGAAAAAGTGTTCCGTGGTCTACGTGTTCCGACATCGTACATGAAGGGTGCTGAGGCAGCCGGTGCACAGTCGAACGACGGCAAGGTTGGTATCGCATACATCGAAGAATTGCGTTTCGCAAACTTCGTTAAGCGTCTACAAAACAAGATTGAGAAGGTGTTCGATCATGAATTCAAAACATATTTGGCTCATTCGGGTATCACAGTTGATCCGAACTTGTTCAAATTGAAATTGCCAGATCCACAGAACTTCGCGCTATACCGTCAAGCTGCATTGGACGCCGACCTAGTTGGTACGTTCGCTACTGTACAGGAAATTCCTTACATCTCGAAGCGTTTCGCTCTCAAGCGTTACCTTGGATATTCGGAAGACGATATGCAGACTAACGAAGCATTGCTACGTCAAGAGCGTAAGATCCCTGAGACTGCAGAGTTCGAAGACATCACTGATCTACAAATGATGTACGACCCGGCGTTCTTCGACAACCGTGACCCTGTGAAGTATGAGGCTCCGGAAGAAGAGGTACCAGAGGACGATCTAGGTGGCGGTGAGGAAGCGGAAGACGATACCGGTGAAGATACAGACACTGGCGCAGAGGAAGAGGCTCCTGAAGAGGAACCAGCCGCTCCTACAGGTAAGTCAGCCGCTGAAAGCTAATCAAAAGTTTTAAGAAAGTTCGGTATTGAAATAAATAATCATATCAATACCGAACTATAACTCAAAGGACATAATATGAGCCAACTAGTACTAATCGAAGAACTGATGCCTAACCAGGCACAAATCATTGAAGAGTCATCGAGCGATGGCAAGAATCACTATCTCAATGGTATCTTCATGCAAGCTGAACTTCAAAACGGCAATGGTCGCGTGTATCCACTACACGAAATCACCGCAGCTGTTGAAGCGGCACAAGAAAAAATCAAACAAGGCATGTTCATTGCCGGCGAATTGAATCACCCTAACGACCTTCAGATCAATCTAGAGCGCGTGTCACACGTCATTACCGAACTCCGTATGGATGGTAACAACGCAGTTGGCAAGATGAAGCTCTTGAACACCCCAATGGGTCTGATCGCTAAGAACCTACTTGACGGTGGTTTGAAGCTAGGCGTGTCCTCACGTGGTAGTGGCTCAGTTACCGAAGGTAAGGTAAGCGGCTTCCAATTCCTAACCGTTGACATCGTGTCGACTCCATCTGCACCTGATGCTTATCCACAATCGATTCGTGAGAGTCTTGAGATGGCAAAGAATGGCGCACAAATCAAGACTTTGGCTGAAGCTGTTCTACACGACCAAGCTGCTCAGAAGTACTTGACAAAAGAAATCGCAGCGTTCATCAACGCGCTAACCGGACGTTAATCATGAAAATTGAAAATCTACTACCAGAACTACTTGACTTGGTCGAATCAACTCAAGTCAACGAAGCGGATGAAGCTAAAGAGTTTCGTTCAATGATCCGCTTTGAACCAGCAGGCCGTGGCTTGCTAGGTGACTTCGCTGCTATTCAGGCTGAAGGCAATGGCAAGGCAACTTTGAAGTTGATCGCTGGTCTACTAGGCCTACGTCCAAACAAAGTGATCCGTATTCGCTCAGGCTTGTACGGCATCTACGATGTACCTAACAGCCAAATCTGCTTTGGTCAAAACGAAAACGACTTGGTCGAAGATCAAGACGAAGAATAAGGAAAAAATATGAAGCTGCCAGGAAAAGTAAGAAGCATCATCGACGAAATGGAAGGCCTATCCTCATCCGATAAGGCTAAGGTATTGCGTCATCTAAACGACATGGCTGACTCTCTTCCTGAGCATCCAACACCGGCTGAAGCTCAACGCATCGTGAAAGGTGCTTTGAAGAAGGTTGGAGTTGGAGCTAAGAAGAAGGAAGAAGCGCCAGAAGAGAAGGAAGAAAAAGAAGAGAAGCCTAAGAAGGAAAAGGAAACCGTCAAGGAATCTTTGTCCAAGAAGGTCTCATTCAAAGCGTTCCTAAACGAATTCGCTCATGGTGATTTCGACGCTGCTACTTCGGAAAAAGCTGCACAAAAAGTTCAGGACCTGTTGGACTCACGCTTCCATGGATATTTCGACTACAAACGAAATAGCGATGGTTCAGTGACCTTCACACAATCAACAATGGCTGCCAACCATGATGAAGGCAATGGCTATGTGTTGAGCCCTCAGAATCTCTCAAAATTGATTGGCCCGATGATGGACCTCTTCCGTAAGGAAGGTTGGACATTCACTCAGCCAGTTAGTCGCAAGTTCATCATCGGTCTTCCAGCCGGTGCAGACCTCAACAAAATTAAGTAAGCGTTTATAGTGCGGATTTTTCGCACTATAAATATCATTACCATATACCATAAAACATAGGAGTTCAAGATGGACAAGAAAGAATACCTCAAGTCGATGCTAACCAACATGGTTCACGATCGCAACGAAGAAGCAACTGTCGATTTCCACAACTACCTTCAAACGAAGATGCGTGAAATCGTTGCTCCAACTGCAGCAACCGAATCCAAAGAAGAGACCACTGAAGTCGACGAATCAGTCGAACAGAAAGAAACTTCGGAAGAAGAGTAAAAAAGTCAGGAGAATTTCCACATTCTCTATAAATATTTAACAACAACGATTCAAACTTGATTGTTGTTAAATTGTTTGAATTGCTTGAAATTCCACTGAGAATTTTCAGCTCTTCTATAAATAATCATGTTGAATCATATAAGAAAAAAGGAGACTTTTATGGATGAAATTCTAAAGAAACTGTTAGAATCGGAACTCCTTAGCGAAGAAACTAAAGCTCAAATCTCAGAACAGTTTACCGCAGCCGTAACCGGTATGCGTGAAGAACTTGCTTTAGAAGTCCGCGCTGAGTTAGTCGAACAGTACACAAAGGATCGTGAAGCTCTAGTCGAAAGTGTTGATGAGAAAATTTCATCGATGCTAGCAGACGAAGTTGCTGAACTAAAGGAAGACATCGCTGCCTTCCGCGATCTTGAAGTTGAATTCGCTGGTAAACTAGTCGAAGAAAAGAAAGCACTTGCTGAAAAGCTTGGCGAAGAACTTGATCAAATCGTTGATAAGCTAGACACCTTCCTTGAGTACCGTATCGAAGAAGAGATGGCTGAATTTAAAGACGACATTTCTGTTGTAAAAGAAAATCAGTTTGGTCGCAAGATTTTTGAATCATTCATGTCCGAGTTCAATCGTTCATTCGTTGACGAAGATTCATTGTTCAAGAAAATTTCTGTTCTAGAAGACAAACTATCAGATGCAGAAACCCGCCTATTCGAAGCTGAACAAGCAGAGAAAAAAGCAAACCGTGTTAAGAAACTAGACGAAGTGCTAGCTCCTCTAACCGGCGTGAAACGCGAACAGATGGCTATGATCCTGCAAAACGTAGATACTGCGAAATTGCAAGAAGCCTATAACCGTTTCGTTGGTCGTGTCCTAAAGGAAGACGTCCAAGAGAAAAAGGAAACTTTGGCTGAATCAAAAGAAGAAACCGTTGTTA